GTGATACCCGCAGGCCCAATTAATGCAGCACCAATACCCTTTAACGCTTTACCTACGCCTCCCGATTGAGATATTAAAGCACTAAACTGATCCGCTACAATAGGAAGGTTGTTCTGGATGGCTATGAATCCGAAAGGAAGATCACGAGCAACTTGCCCAAGTGAGTTAAGAGCCGGAGCAGCAGCATTAGCAGAACCCGCTACCTTTGTAATGGATGCGCCAAATTGGTCAAATCCAGTCCTACCAATGTTCTTTAACTTCTGTGCAGTTTGAGTTAACTGATCTAGTCTTTTGTTAGCATCTACTAAAGATTGCCCCGATAGGTTTTTAATCTCCTTACTCAGGTCTTTAATTTCCTTCTCTACCTGTGCAATGGATTTAGTAAACTCTACTATATCTGCGCCAACCTTTATCCGTAGTGCTTCTTCAGCCATTTTTCTGTTTTACTGCTTCAAATAATTTAGCTATCTCGTCCTCCTCAACTATAGGAGCATCGCCTAAGTCCCATAACTCTTGTGGTGAGCTTGGAGGTTTGGAACTCCATAGTTTCACCATTGTGAACATCAGATTGCGGTTTAACCTGTACTCGTCTATTCTTCTGTTCCTAAATCCTTCCACCATTAGGTTGAACTCTCTAGGACTTACAGAGTAGAACTCTACTGGTTTTAACCCCATCTCATAGGCTACTTTTTCGACTTCTTCAAAGGAGTCTTTTTTTTTGCTTCCTCGGTAGCCGTTTTAACTATTTGGCTTTCACTCCATACCTTGATAACAGTTTGAAGGGAGGCAGCTTTATCGCTATCGCCTATGCAAGACTCAACAAAGTCTACCACCCCCTCAAATGTTAACGTTGGATGTATGTCCTTAACGGCACAATTATTAATGTAGCCTGCATATAAAACATGGGCTATACCGATCTCGGTGATTTCATCCCCCTGGAAACAGTAAGGATTCTGTAGTTTCTCAGCTAAATATCTCGCTGAGTGCATCCCGAATTTTAAGCCTATGTTGGTGTCGTTTATCTGTATTGTTGTGTAGTTCATAATTATGCGGTTATATCAATCGCTCCATCAGACTGTAAAGTAACTGAGAAGGAAATGTAAGCAGCAGAACTAGACTTATTCAATGAAAGGTTAGTGATCCTTGCAGAGAATGAGTGATAGTAAACAGTACCCAAAGAAGAACCTGTAACTACTGGATTCTGAATCCTTACTGATACTGCGGTCTTATTGACAAATGCAGTCAGAAGGTCATCATAAGATACCTGGGAAACAGTAGGAGCAGTTTCACAAAGAGCCTCTGCGGTTACTGTGTAAGATGGATCACCTGTAGATGTAAGAACTCCGCAATCTGTTTGCTCGGTAGTTACTTCTACTGAACCGTCTACTGTGCCTGAAGAAACGCAAACGAGTGTCTTAAAGTTAGTGCCATTCGCTACATCGATTTCGATAGGCTGATTTGAGCTTGTAATTTGTGCCATTTAAAATTGAATTAAAGTTTGATTGAATGTTAAAATCTTTCTTGTTATGTAGTACTCGCCTTCTGTACCATTCAAGTAAAGTGAGTTTCTTAGCTGAACGTGACCTATCTGAAAGTCACCGTCTGTTAATTGCCCTCCTACATTGGGAAGAATAGCCTGTGTAACACTTAGGCTAATGGTATCTACTGCATCCCTTGACTGATACCTATATTGGCGTACTACTATGTCTATGGTTATATTGACATCACGGATGAACTTTGCATCGTTCTCGTTATTCCCTTCGTCAATACTTCCTATCTGAATAAAGTAATCTGGAACGGTCTGAACAGGTATATCCTCGTAAACGGGAACACTTTTGCCATTATAGGTTATCCCCGTTAAAGCGTTCTTATAAACTGTCCTTATGTTTTTACTTGCGTTCTTCACGGATTACTTTTACAATGTTTTCTTTGATCTTAGGCCAATAAGCGTAAACACTTGGGAAGAAATACGGCCTAGCCGGAAGGTTAACTTGCCTCTGTGGAGGATTAGCTTTAAACTGTCTTGCATAGTCCTCTAACCCTGCGGGAATGTCTACTAATCTTCCTGTACCGAACTCCACATAAGCAGCATAATCAGTCTGAGCTACTAACTCCCAATTCAAAAAGGCATTTCTACTGGCACTAATGGATGCTCTTAACCTTCCTGTGTCCACCGGGCAGAGTCTTTTAGCACTACGTTCCATATCCCTAACTCCGGCTGCTATTTCATCATCTACCGCTTGAGCCGTTTCGTCACCTATCTTCTGTAGCCTGTTCAATGTTTCCTGCAAACCCTCTAGCTCTATGGTAAACCCCTTACTCATATTACTATCTTCCTGTAAAGCCTTGAGTTAAGCAAATTCCAATGCGGGTACATACTTAAAGAGTTATCAGCAGTCTGAGCAAACTTTAACCCCCTGTTTTCATACTGCCACGCTACCAGAACCTTTATATCAGTCTTTAAGTCCTCAGGCAATGAAGTATATCCGGCTTGGTAATTAACCCTGTATTTCCCTTTTAAATACACCTCAATCGTATCGTCAATAACGAAATAGTCAGTATTTTCTACAAGTATCTCCCAATCTTCACCCGTCCACTTTTCTACACTTGTTACCGATTGAACAGGAGAATAAGGCAGTTCAAAATTCACTTGATCCACATTTAGGGTACACTCTATCTCCTTAGTGCCAAAACTTAAACCCGTGAACTTTTCCAGGTGCTTTCTTGTACTCTTAATCAGTTCAGTTATCAGCGTATCATCTGAAGTGAAATCATTAATACGCATCCATAACTTAGCCTCTGTTAAACTCACAGGCTCCGCTACTAAATCGGTAAGTATGCTAACTTTCATATTGTGTTATACTTGTTTCTTATCTCCTTTGCCCACAATTCAAACTCTTCCAGTTCTTTCGTAGGGTCTAACTCCCGGCTTCTTTTGTAAGCCTTATCAGACCACTTTTTATATGTCTTAGGGTTATCTAGCTTTTCTATGGCCTTTACCCATTCATCTATGTTATCCCTGTCCTCTATGTATATCCCTGCATCTCCGCAGTTTTCCAGTAATCCAGGTGTCTTAGTACATATTACCGGGATACCACTACACATGGCCTCGGTTGCCGTTCTGCCCCATGATTCAAATGCGCTCGGCATTATTAAAATCCTTGTCCGTGAATAAATCTCTTTGATGTATTGGGTCTTTTCATGTACCTCTACATTGATCGGTTGGTCTGTTTGTTGCCCGTCTTTAGCAGGCTCGGAGTAACTACCTTTTACCCCTATGAATTTCTTATGTGGCATCCTTTCGGCTATCTGCCTTAAAATGTGTCCACCTTTGTTCTTATCTAAGTTTATCAGCGTTATAGCCTCATTTTGCTCTGAATCCTTGCCCGTATCATAGAACCGATAGTCGCAAGTAGGATGCAGGACAAAACTTTCATGGTTATATTGTAGCTTCTCTTTAGCTGCATTGGAATTGTAAACTATGTACTGTGGCCTATCTGCCTGTTTAATGCTCTCGTAAACATAATAATTATGTATCAAATGCATTACGGGCTTCTTGAATATCCTCCCTAAGTGTATGGTCTGTTGGGTAAAGTCCAAATGTGTTATTATCACATCTGCCCATAGAAACAACGTTTCAACCATGTTCTGTTCAGGAGGGAAAACATCTACACCGTCATAGACATAGATATTTTTAATATTGTAATGGTTACTCTGCCATATCAGCACCCTTACTTCGTGACCTTGTGAGATCAAGTGTTTATTTATCCCATGTATCATCATCTCCGCACCGCATAAATGCTTGGGAGGGTAAAGATGTATGGAGCATAGAAACTTCATGCTTTTAGTATTTGAAATTTGGCGTGGTTCTTACCTATTGACTCAAATGAAAACGAGCCTTTGTTTTTGTGTAGTTCTACGATCTCTAACCCTTCTGTAGCTTCCCTGAACATCCTTTCCGTCCATACGCCTACATCCGTCCAATTCTCAGGGTTCTTAGCAACATCGTATATTGGAATCTGCAACAACAATAAACCACCTGGTTTAATATGTTCCTTCATCCACTTGATGATGTTTACACCCGTTTCGAAGGAATTATGTATGAAAACACTAATAGAGTAAATCACATCTACCTTGCCCTCAAACTCCTCAGGAGTCTTGACGAATACTGCCATCTCTTTTACGGCATCTATTCCTATTCGCTTATTAGGAATGAACTTTAGCACCCTACCGTTTCCGCATCCGTAGTCCATCACATAATCTTCCGGCTTAACCCATTTTAAGACCTCTATGGCATCTCTTTTACCGCTTTCTATGTATTCGTCTAGCTTCACTCCCGCAGGGTGAATATGGGCATTAACTGTTTCTCTACGGCTTGCCTCTGTCCATCCTCTTAAAGCCTCGTCATCAACGTACATATTCTACTAGTATCATTTTATAGCCTAAAGAATCTAATGAGCCGTCCATTACTACGCTAAACTCATGTCCCTGAAACTCTAGTGCAGTCCAAAGGCTTTTGTGTCTTTCCAGTTCGTTACCCATATATGCACCTTGTTCAAAGAATACCCCCGGAGTAACTATGATGAAAACACCTCCTTTATTCAGCCTTTCCTTACACCTTGTGATTACCTCTATACCTTCTTCTTTGGTGAAGTGTTCCAGTACATCGGTCATTACTATGCAATCCCACTTCCTGTTATCACTTTCAAAGAACTTCTGAATAGTACACTCATGCACTACGTTGTAACAGTCCCAAAGTGGACTCCTGTAGTCAAACCCCTCAACTCCTTCTAAATGCGTTTTGTATGGCCTTACTCCGTTATCTAGCCAGTTTCTAACTAATGCCCCGTTTATCCCGTGGCCTATGCCTAAGTCTAAAACGGTTTCATGCTTATTCATCAGCATGATTCTAACTAAGTAAGGAATGGTGTTAAATGCTCCGATTGGCATTGAAAGTGTTTAAATAATGGGGGCATCTTACGGGACACCCCCATTAGAATTAAGACTGTGATCCGTAGATAGCAGCAGTAGGTTGGAAACTCAACAGAGCCACCCTTGCCTCACAACGGTAAGTCACGAGATTCTTGATGAAATCATCCTGGTCGCTCTCAGTTGAACGAACCTGAAGTCCAGACGCTTGAGCGATTGCAAAAGCATTCCTGTTCATAACATAAATCTTTCCAGTAGGAATAGCGTTATGAGGAACAAGAGCAATTCCTGCGATACGAGTTTCACCACTTGCACCGATAGTGATACCACCAGGTACAGAGTAAGAACCGTTAGAAGGAAGGGTATTCAGAACACCCGCCCATACCGCATGGGTAGTCAGGATAAGGTCAGCCATACCAAGACCCAAAGCACCATGTTGTCCAACATAGTCAATGATCCTTGGAGCTGCGCCAGTAGAAGAAGTAGAACCCGCAGTAGAAGAAGCAGTAATAGTAGCCATAAAGCTATTATCTACACGCCTATTCCAATCCTCAAGGAGAGAAGTAGAAAGATAACCCTGAAGGAAAGGAAGATCCTGCAACATCTGACGAGATACTTTAGCATAACCCGCAACAAACGGAACGCTAGTATTCACCATTGTGATGTCGTAGTCAACCTGTGCCTTAGAAGAACCTTCTGTTTGATCTCCGAAAGAACCCTCACCCGCAGTTGGTACACCACCACGAGGGAATGTTACTGAACCTGTAGCAGTAGGGATAATCCTGAACACATCATAGAGATGTGGAGAAAAGAAATTTCTCATAATAGGATTGTCTACATAGCTGATAGGTGCAGTACCTGTGATACCACCGTAGTTACCGAAGTTAGAAACACCCATAACACCTACGGCCTTCTGAGCCATGAAAGGAGTTTCGCTCTTAATCTTGTCGTAATTATCATGGATAATTTCGTTCAGATTAGAAAGGAGGGTTTTCTGACGATCTCCACCAAATGCTTCTGCTTCGATAGATGCTTTCAGCTTGCCGTTAGAGGCAATCATCTCATCTACTTTAGCTTTAACCTCTGCGAGGGTTTCGCCTTTCTTTACGGCATCTTCGTTAAGTTGCGCTACCTGTGCCTCATGCTTAAGATCGATAGAGGCAAATTCTGACTTTAACTGGGCTTCAACATTTTTGAGCCCTTCTTTGATTACTTGTTCAATGTTTTCCATTGAGAAAAAAGGTTTTGAAGTTTTGTAATATTTACTTCAGCCTCTTTACTCTCTTTTTGCGGCTCTACTGCATTATCTGCGGGTAGAGTGCTACTCATGGTTTCAATTAACTGTCCAAGCTGTTTTATATAGATTAAACACGCTTCAATTGTTTCGTCCGATGCATCCGTATTCCTTACGAACTTCTCGAACTTTATGATCCTGTCGGCTAGGTTGTCTACACTTCCCTTCATCTCTGTTAACGGAGTGAACTCATTAGCTCCCCATGCCGTTAAACTAGAACCTTCATACAACTTAACCTCGGTGATATAGTTAGTACCTTCACCCTTTCTTTTGCCCTCAGGTGTAAGGTCTTTAAACCCTATGGAGTGTTCCCTGATAAGGTCACTCTCTACCATTTTAATGAAGTCCCTTCCTAATGTATGTGTCCCAATTTGGGAACGGTAAAACAAACCATAGGAATCTTCTTTTAACTCAAGAATCTTGCCTAATGGCTTTGAAGGGTCATGGTTCATTAAATGCTTAATCCTACCCTTTGGGAATAGGTCATTAATGGTCTTTGTGAATGCCCCGGGTACTATTGTATCCCCGTCAGCATCCTTTATGTTAAATGCACTAAAATACCCTGAAACGATGCCTTCCTTACGGTCAACATCTTTTATTTCTAGGTCTAATGCTTTGTAGTTGTATATCATACTTTCCGTATTATTCTTCCGTTTTTATCCCGCTTCGCTTCAAATGCTATCGTACATCTGCAATTAATCGTAAACCCGGCCGGAGCATTTATGTCCCCTGGTTGTTGTGCCACCGCTATCCCTTTCTTCCCGTTCTGTATAAATGGCTCGTCTATCTCTCTCTGCTGCCCGTCTAATATCCAATGGTCGTAATCATCTCTCTCAAATCTCCGTGTCCTGTTATCTAGGGCTGAGATCCATTCTTTACGTACCTCGAACTTGTGAGCCCTTGCCCCTTGAATGTGTCCCATGTTCGCAGCCCTCATGGTTTCAGTCCTTACTATCCTCTCAGCTACGAATCCTACCCCTATTCTCCCAAACTCCCTCAATTCTAGGAGTATCATATTCGTTACCTGTTCTGCCCCGTATCCTTCCTCTACACCTTCGTTAATCACCCTATTGATGATCTCGTATATCCTTTCCCTTTGGCTATTGGTTATCGTAGTCACTAGCTGTAACCCATGCCTACTCAACCACTCGTTTATCTCTTGTGTCCATTCAGCATTCTTACCCATTGTGTTCTTCAATGCTACCTTCTGAAGGTTCTTATACTGAAGATTGGCAAACGTTATACTCGTTTCCCTATACATTTTACTCAATACGCTGAGTAAATTCTCGTCCCACAATTGGGTAGTGTTATTCGGGTAATTTTCAATGAACTTGTTTAACTGATCCCTTAAAGCCCTTTCTACCTGTGGTTTATACTTCCTCTGAAGTTTCACCTGTATCCTTATCACCGCCCGCCAGTATTTTCTTCTCTCCGTAGGCTTCATATAATCTTTTTCTGTACGATTCTCTTGCTTGGTTTCTCATTTCCCTTTCCATCCTACAGGTCTTTTCCTTCTCAAGTTTTGGAAACCTTTTCATCACTAAATCCCAAATCTCTTGCTCTGTCATGCAGGTCTAATACTTCGCTTACACTGATATTACTCGCCCTTTCTATTATCACTATGTTCTTAGTTTCCCCGCTATCTCTAAGGATGTATGTAATCACAGAATCCTCTATGATGACATCTATCGTCATATATCATCCATCGGGTCGCCTAAGTCTAAACTCGTTTCTCCCAAAGGAACTATTCCGCTATTCACATAGGCCATATCAAATTCACCTCCCTTAGGCTCGTACCCACAGGCTATTCTCTTTTCATCCATTGTCAGCCAATTCGCATTAACTAACCCCGCTACTAGCTTTTCTATGTCCCTCTGTAACTCAGGAAGAGCCTGAATGTCAAAGTCTACATATTCATCCCCGTTTCCATTTTTGGAAACAATCCAGCGGTTTATCTCATCCCTAAGACTAGCTATTGCCGGAACAATCGTATTTGTCACCAAGTCCCTGAGAGCGTTCTGATAGTTGTTATCAGCCATGTGGTCAGCATCAAATAAAACCGTAGGAACACCAAACACCCTGCATAACTTATGAAGAGTTATCTTTTGGCTTTCTATCAGTTGCATATCTACTGAACTCAACCCGAAATCCAGGTACTTCCACGGAGTCTGTAAAACGGTTATATTCCCTTTGTTCATGTTCCCGTTTACATAGGTTGACATGAACTCTTTAATCTGTTGGGCTTGCTCCAAACTCACACTCGGAACCATGTTATTCACCGCTTCAGGGCTTAAAGCACCCTTACCACCTCCGTTAGCCATCATGGAATAAGCAGCCTTTTCAGCTTCATTACCCATCAGAGTGGTCCTATAAGCTGCCCTTAATGGACTCATACCCCTTATGGACACATGGTCATCTGTAACTATCGGGTTAGCCATCTTCCATTGAAGGATATGCTCTTTAGGCAACATGATTCCCCGGCCTACATTCAGCTTCCACCCCAATACCGCAAATATGTCATTAGGGTCTAGGATATGATCCACCACCTGACTAGGTAAAGGGAATATCTCTACATAAGGAGCTTTAGGGTTTTCGCTTCCCCCATTGTTCCCCCATATAAAACCCTCACCCGTTAACCAATACCATGTGTATAAACTTTCAAAGAACTTATCCTGACCCTGAGTAGGGTTAGGTCGCATCATCAATTCAGCCAATTGACCGGCTTCTACTATTTCTGTATCATCGTAAGCCTTAGACCTCTCTATTAATGTACTATGTAATGTTCCCTGAGATATGCTCCTAGAAAGGCTCTTATACCTCTCAAGGGACATTTTAGCCTTAGTTCCTTTCTTCTTCTTGTAAACGTACCAGGGGATTGAGGCTGCCTTTCTTGCTAACAGGGAAACTATAGCGTAAACATCCGCATTAGATGCATAGCTATCCTCTACGGCTACTTGTTTGTTATACAGAGGCATTGTAGCACCCCCAAGTATAACAGGACTTTGATTTATGTTCGGGTTTAAACCCTTCTTTCGCCAGTTAAATATTCCCATCTAGAGTACACCCCATGTTAGGGATGGCGTTTTTAGTTTCGTGAATATGGCGTACCTCATGGCATCCATTGCGTGGTCGTTCCCTGCTGCCTTGTCCGGCTCATCCAACACTTTCTCATTCTTATCCACCAACCACTTATATTTTTTGATCTCTGTTATTATATCTGTCGAATCTTTCAATATGTACAAGGGTAAACTCTTGACCTTCCTTATCCCTTCTGTTACATCCTTGTCAGCAGGCTTAACGTTAAATCCCGCCCTGTATAGTTCTTCTATCGTCTTAGGTTCGGCTGCATCGCAAAATATCTCCTCGTTTCTTATGGCTAGGTTCTTCATTTCCTCTACCAGGTCGTTAGTCGTTAGCCTTGTCTTGTAAAGCACCTGCTTCACATAAGCAGCCCCATCATGCAGGGTTACTCTTACTAATGCAGTCGGAACATTGAACCCAAAATCAAGACCGTAGAACACTTGCCCCTCAGGAATCGAATCTGTTAATCTCCAATGAGTATAAACCTGTTCTTTACTCGTTCCCCTCAGTCCTAGCCCGAATACTTGCCACATCAACTCATCTGCTTCCCGGTAGCTTTCTATCACCTTTACTTGCATGGGTGAGAGATACGGGTTATCTAGGTATGTAGAGTGAATCTTCACCGCTTCCTCTGAATCTGCCACCTGGTAACACCAACTATCGAAATCCGCAGGGTTTAGGTCTATTATCACCTTACCTGTGGTTCTCATGTCTAGCTGGTCAAATACCGCTTTAGGTATCAAATTGGCCTCATTCATAAACAGTATGTGTCTACCTGGTCCTCTCGCTTTTCCGGCATCTTCTAACCCAAAGAACTCTATGTAGGATCCATTGTCAAAGTGGTAAACATTATCAGTCTTATTATGCTCGTTTTCGTCATACCATTTCCAAGTATCCATTATATCCAGAAAGTCCCTTAATGCACCCTTTTTAAGGTGAGGTAAGGAATGGGATACTACGGTAATCTTGGTATTAGGATTAGCGTAAGCATAGTAAATCAAGACTTGCATAGTGCCGTATGTCTTGCCTGACCTTGCACCTCCTTCGTTTACGATGTACCTTTTAGAACTATTTAAAAGAACTTGTGCGGTTATCTTTCCTGCCTTAGTCCCCTGTATAGTTATCTCCGACATTGGAAAAGTCTAACCTGAAGGTGGGTTTGTTCTTGAATGTGTGTAGATTGTCTTGCTTGACCTTACTTGTACTGAGTGCATCTATTTCTTCTTCGTCAGCTATCAGCTTCATTGCTGCTATGGCTAATGCGGGGTTATCAGAGTCAAACCACCTTTTTTTCATCTTAGCCTTGATCTTTATCTTCTGCTCTTCTATTTTTGCCTTTATTTGCTCCAAAATCTCCAATTCCCATTCATACAATGTAGACTCG